AGCCATAGATCATGACTGATTATACAATCACAAATGGTGCCGCTGGCATCCCTGCTGGTGAGAAGGCGTACATTGCAGAGGTCGTACTCGACTTCTCAAGCACCAACCTCACCACTTCTGACTCCGTAGAAGCATTCGAAATCCCAGCCAACACCCTCGTATTGGGTGGCGGTATCGTGGTTACGACTGCCGACGCTACGTCCGCTTCTCTCGATCTCGGTGACGACACCTCTGCAGACTACCTCGTATCTGCTGTAGATTCAACCGGCACCAATCAAGAGTTTGCTATGGCTCCAAAGTTTTACGCATCTGCTGATACTTTGGACGTGACTGCCAACACCTCCACCTTTGATGGTGTAATCCGCGTGTTTGCAATCATGGCTCCAATCGGTGCCGCTCCAAGCGACGCCGCATTCGCCTAACATATTGGGGAGGCCCTTCGGGGCCTCTCCTTTTTTCTTTACAACTCGTTATTTATGTGATAAGTCGAAGACAACCTACCGGGGGGTAAACCTATATGGCAAAGAAGTCAGTAAGCCTTTCCGTAGGCAGAGGTGAAAAACAATCTACAAAGAAAGGTGCTGGGCTCACTGCCAAGGGTAGGGCTAAGTACAACCGCAAGACGGGTAGTAACCTCACCAGAGCCAAAGCGTCACTCAAGCGTTGGAAGTGCTAACCTATGGGATACTTTTACAACTCATCACAAACAGGCAGAGCACGGACAGTAAACATCTCATCTATCGTGCAAGATCAAACAGATGTGCTCTACACATGTCCTGCAAATGTGAGAGCCTACATGTCCACACTTTTTGTTAAAAATGTATCCGGGGGTACTTGTACCGTGGATATCGAGTGGGATCGTGCCGATGGCACGAGTGCCTTCATCCTAGGATCAAAGAATTTAGGTAACGGTGAGTTCGTTCAGCTTTCTGACGGATTTATTGTCCTTGAGCCGGGAGATCAAATCGAAGTTACCCCATCGAGTCAGGCTACACCGCGCATCGACACATTTGCCACCGTCGAAGAATTTTTCCAAACTCAGTGAGGTAAGCCATGCCCCTTACTACCAAAGGTAAAAAAATCAAATCAGCCATGGAGAAAACCTATGGCAAGAAAAAAGGCGAAGAAGTCTTCTACGCATCCGAGCGATCCGGAAAGGTCAAGGGTGTCGCCAAGAAAGCTACGGGAGGCGGCGTGGCAAAAAAGACAGCGTCGAAGCCGTCGAAAGCAAGTAATACGGGAACGACGGCACGAAAGGCGCAGGAACCGACAGGATATGCAAAAGGCGGTGAGACAAAATCTCGTGTTAACGAAGCCGGTAACTACACAAAACCCACAATGCGTAAAAATCTTTTTAACAAGATTAAAGCAGGTGGAAAAGGTGGTAAGCCGGGACAGTGGTCAGCACGTAAAGCACAGATGCTTGCTCAAGAGTATAAGAAGAAGGGTGGCGGCTACAAAAGCTAGACACGGCTAGATCATCTCTCTACAATGGTAAGTAGGCTCAAACAACCTACAGGGAGATGACCATGCAAAAGTTGGTTCTCGATGCACTTAATTTTCGCTACAACAAGCAGAAAAAAGAAGCGGAGACTGTAATCAATTGGTACGCCAGCAACTGGGATGAAGAGTCTTTGGACATCATCGACGAAGCCCTAGATAACTGGATAGCCGCAGACGACAAGGTCGTTGCCCTGTATGAGATTGCCGGAGATGTCGACGGCCTAACCAAATTTATCCTTGGAGAAACAAATGGCGCTAACAAAGAGCCAACGTTCCCTGAAATCATGGACGAAGCAGAAATGGCGAACCAAGTCCGGTAAGCCATCCACGCAAGGTCCCAAGGCAACCGGAGAGAGGTATCTGCCCGAAAAGGCAATCAAGTCTCTCTCTTCGAAAGAGTACGCCGCCACAACCAAGAAGAAACGTGAGGCAACCAAGGCAGGTAAACAAGTTAGCAAACAACCTAAAAAGATTGCCAAGAAAACCAAGCCGTACCGTAAGACAGGATAACCACCATGGCTTATGACTATCTGGGTCTTACCAATGATGTCTGTGCAAGACTCAACGAAACCCAACTAACATCTTCAAACTTTGCATCTGCTGTAGGCTTCTACAGTCAGATAAAAGAGGCTGTCAACTCTTCAATTCGATACATAAACCAGTCACACGACAATTGGCCTTTCAATCACAACACACAAGAAAAGACACTCGTGGCCGGTACGACACGGTACGCCTTTGAATTGGACACTCGCCGTGTGGACTTTGACACCTTTAGAATAAAGAGAGATGTGTCCTTGGATGTGGGTAGCGGATATCGACTCGATCCAATTACCTACGACGAATACATCGACAGGTATATAGATCAAGAGTACGAGACGGATACGTCTAAGGGCGGAGTGCCTGAATACGTATTTCGAACACAGGACGAAAAGTTTGGTGTGGTTCCATTTCCTGATCAAGCGTACACCATCGAATACGAATACTTTTCATTTCAAGATGACTTGGTATCTGCGACAGACACCACAAACATACCCGAACGTTACCGTCATGTCATAATCGACGGTGCTATGTACTACGCATACATGTTTCGCGACAACGTAGAGCAGGCAGGCTTTTCCCTACGGAAGTTTGATCAGGGGGTTGTCAACATGAGGAAGCAACTCGTAAACGAGAATCTGTACGTTCGAGCGGTGTAACCTATGGATAGGTGGGAAACATTTCCGATCGAATTTGGAGGAGGTCTCATAACCAACCTGAGTCCACTTCAACACGGTGCCAAGATGCCCGGGTCGGCCCGAAACCTCATAAACTTCGAGCCTTCTATTGAGGGTGGTTATCGTCGGATTGAAGGGTTCTCTAAGTTCGACTCTAATCAACTATCCGGATCAGGCAACGTCAGGGGCGTTGTAAACTACAATAACAAGGTATACGCTTCCCGAGGTTCTCACCTCTACGAATCATCCGGATCTGGTTGGACACAGATAACAGACAACGCTTCGTTTTCAAGCACAGGTATATTTTTGCCAATGGCACGTCCCTCATATTTTCCGCACCCTTCGATGAAACGGATTACACTGCGGCTAGTGGTGCGGGTGTCATCAGCTATAATCACGAAATTACAGCCCTGTCCGTGTTTCGTAACCAACTGGTCGTGTTTACGACGGATAGCATACACACCATCTCAGGCAACAGTCTAGCTGACTTTGTAAATCAAAGTGTCACAGATGATCTGGGGTGTATCGCAAAAGATACGGCTCGAGAGATCGGTGGTGACATTGCATTTTTGGCTGTCGATGGTATTCGATTACTGAGTGCTACAGAGCGAAACAATGACTTTGGTTTGGCAGTCATATCTAAAACTATCCAAACTGAAACGAACATACTCGTAGACAACTCCACTTCATTCTGCTCTCTGACCGTGCGAGAAAAATCTCAGTATCGCATATTCGGATTCAACGGAGGTTTTACCAAGGCGGCATCTCGGGGTATTTTGTTTACCCAGTTTTCTGCACAGGGTGGTGCGAGTATCGGATGGGCAGAGACTCGAGGTATCAAGGCATTCGTTGCTAGTAGTGCATATGTGGATGACGAAGAGATATGTCTATTTGCCAACGACGATGGATTTGTCTATCGCATGGAAGATAGCAACAGTTTCGATGGTGAAAATATTCAGGCAAACTTTTCCACACCATTCATACCCATCAAAGATCCACAAGTTCGCAAAACATTTTACAAAGCTACTGTGTACATCGATCCTGACGCCTCTTACGATTTTGACTTCAACCTAAAGTTTGACTTCAACAAGGCCGGTGTCGTTCAACCTGCAACAATATCCGTGTCGAACAATGCTAACTTGGCAGGCTTTTTTGGTACGGCAGTTTACGGCACGGCGGTCTACGCCGCAGATTTGCGACCGGTTGCGGAAGAACAGGTTGTGGGGTCCGGATTTGCCGTGAGTACAACCTTCGAATCCAATTCCTCTGATCCACCTTTTTCACTCGACTCCGTGGTTCTACAATACGCCACATATGGAAGGAGATAAGATATGGGTACAGGTTACGTTCGTAACGATACCTCTAACAATATCGCAGATGGTAACATCATCAACGCCGCCGATTTGGACGGTGAATTTGATGCCATTGTAGCGGCGTTTACTACGAGTGGTCACACTCACGATGGCACTGCCGCAGAAGGTGGTCCAATTACTGTTGTCGGACCGGTACAAGACCTAATTGTTTCTGCTACGGAAGTAAAGCCCAAGACCACAAATGTGTTGGATTTGGGTACGTCGCTCCTACAGTTCAAAGATGCGTTTTTTGATGGGACCGTAACCACGGATGACCTCACGGTGGATAGCAGTGCGAGCGTGTCGTCGAACCTCACCGTCGGCGGCACTCTCGGTGTAACTGGTGCCACTACATTATCAAGTACTCTCGATGTAACAGGTAACGGCACTGTCGGTGGCACCTTTGACGCTACAGG